AAGAGTTGTTGAAATTGCAGCCGTGCCACCGTCAATAATGTTTAGCTCAGCGGTCGTAACCGTCGCACCATCAAGAATGGCAATTTCTGTAGAAGTAAGCGCGGCAAGTGCCGACGCACCTCCGGTTTGGCAAGAAGACAGCGTTGTTAAGTCAGCTGCAAGCGTTTGAGCCCCGATGCTGGTCCGAGCAGTTGCACCAGTTTCAAGAACAAAGTTGCTGCCATTTCCAACAATAAAACCGCCATCTGTTACGGCAAGGCCAGCAACATCAGTGAGTTGTTGGTCAAAGCCTTGAACATTTGTGCCAATCACCAAGCCAAGGGCGCTTCTGGCAGCAGAGGCAGATGTGCTCCCTGTGCCACCATCGCTAACTGCCAGCGTTCCAGTAATGCTTGAAGCGTCTAACTTCAGAGCAATTTCAGCAGACTCAATAACAAGGCCGCCGTTTGCTTTTAAATCGGCTGATAATGCGTTGCCAGACTTTTGCAGGCCATCACCTGCCGTAATCTGACCAGCGCCTGAAAACTGAGTAAAGCTCAGAGCGGTGGTGCCAATCGTGATTGTTCCATCAGTCGTAAGAACAAAACCGGCGTCTGCGTTAACAGTGCCTTGTTCGACAAAGACAAACGCGCCAGAAGTAACTTCTGTGTCTGCGTCAAAGTCTGATGATCTAGCCCAGGCTCCGGCCTTGCAGTCGTAAATGCCGTTTTGTGATCCGGTGGACTGGCTTTTAACCAGAACACGCTCATCAGCAGAAACCGCAATGCCATCAATGGTTTGCGTACCAGACAGCGTGATGTTTGCCGTAGTGGCAACTTTGACCGATCCTTTTACATCTAGTCCGGTTCTAACTGCATCGACATAAGCTTTGGTCGCGACCGATTGCGCGGAGGTCGGATCAGAAACGTTAGTCAACTCGTTGGAGTTGATGTCGATGTTGCCCGTTGGGGCAGCCATCTGATCCAGACGGTTTACCCGAACACCAGTGTCGAAATCACTGATTTGTGTATGGGCAATGCTTGGTATATCAGCAGCAACTAGCGACCTAAATGTTGGGTTTGCGTCAGACCCTGTTGTTGGCCCAGCCAAAACAAGGTTTGCACCCTTGGCATCCGTCTTGGAGATAAACGCGCCAGACCCACCAATCGTGATGATTGAGGTGGCTACTCCAGACCCGTTATCACCAAAGCCATAATAAAGTTTGAGATCTGACTCATTTAGTGCCAACTCGCTTGAGGCAAGCGACGCGGGCGCTCCATCTGCGCCAGAGGCGGCCCTTTTCTTGATGCGTAGGGTGTTTGCCATGGCTTAGAAGTTTCCGCCCTCTACTAGGGACAGTTTAGTGGTGGTCGTGTCCGCCTTAAACTCCCCAGCTGATGAGTCGTAATAGACGATGCTGTTATCTACCTTAGCGGTTCCATTGAAAACGAAACCTTCTGATGCTGGCCCTTGCGGGCCTGTCGTTGCAATCGAAACGGTGTTTGTCGCCGTATCTTCGACAACGACTGTCTTGCCGTCAGTTGTAACGTTGACCGCTGTCATGGTTCCGTATACCCCTCAGATACCAAAATAATGCCCTCAAGGTAATACTCGCGCAAACCGTTGCTGTCTTCAAGAAGTACGTCGTAATACAGCTCATCACCAAACGTTGCAGTTTGAGCGTCAGTCAGGCTGATTTTGACCTTGCCGTTGGCTCGGTCCGTGTAAGCAACTGCAAAATCTGCGTATTTTTTAGATCGCGCTTTATTCCAAGCTTGCGCGTAGGCAGTGAAACCAGTCAGGTTTATGGCTGTGTCGGTGCTGTCCTTAAACTGAAGGATCACATTCCAATCAGCACGCCGCTGAAGCGCAAAATTATATGTCCCAGGGTTAACAGCCATAAAGCACCTCCTGAGACCATGCTAACTCCTCCTACCTTAGCCAACAGGCCACGGAACACCACCGGCTTTGCTTGGAGCGCGTTGCTCATCCAGTTGGACTTGTAAAGCGTTCTCTATTTCAGCCACCTTTTCCGCTGTCAATGCTTCCTTGATCCAACTAACGACTAAATCAGGAGTCAAACTGGCAAAAGCAATCAACTCTTCAGGACGCTCAAAAGGAACGTTTCCGTACGCACCAGCAGAGTAAGTGTCGTCAGAGGCAGACACAGTCCAGTGAGCAAGATAAACGAATCCATCGCATGTCTCACGCTCAAGATTTGAGACGGCCCAGTTGATAGTTGTTGTCATGCAAGATTAAAACTTCAACGGAAGCATAGTCTTTTCTTAGGTCTTGATGCAAGCAAGCAAGGAAACGTTTCTGGGGCGTGACTCTGTTCCGCCGTCTGAATTAATAGTAAGCCCGTGACTGTGCGCTCCGTTCCCACCAACTGTCGAAGTAGCGTTGTAATCATGAACGCCTTGGTTCCCTCCCTCCGTACCAGCTCCCGCATCACTTCTGTGGTAAGTGTGGCTATGCGCTCCACTTCCGCTAACAGATCCAGTGTGAGTGTGCGATAAGTTCTGATCGCCTTGGTTGCTGCCTAACGTTCGACCGCTATCAACCGTGTGGCCATCACTCCAACCACGGATAAATTCACCACGTAAGTCAGGTACGTTAAACGTGGTAGACCCATCACCAACGCCGTACTGAGTTCCAATCGCTGCAAACAACACTGAAAATGTTGACCGACTAATTGCAGCACCATTTGCCTTGATGTAACCAGTCGGAGCAGTAGATCTTGCCGAATAAATAATCGTTCCAGCAGGTGTTAAATCAGTTGCTGCCGGAATCGCAGCGATTTGAGCGTCAACATACCCCTTATTGCTCGCCATATTCGTTGTGGTCGGGTTGCCCGTCAGCGTCAGGTTGCCCGTCAGCGTTCCACCGGCCAGCGCCAAATATGTACTTGCAGCAGTGGTGATCTGTAAATACTTAGCAGCTGCCGCAGTATCAGTAATTCCTAGAGGGTCAACCCGAACGAAAGCAGCACCGTCATAGACCTTTAACTCATCCGGCGTTTGAGATGTATCAAGCCATAGTTGGCCCAATGTTGGGCTTGAAGGAGCAGTGCTGCTGGGGCTTGTAGCAACTGACGACCCAGGAAGAAAACTGACAACCGTAAAAGATGCGCCGTTGTAGACCTTCAAGACCGGCGGGTTGGTACTTGTATCAACCCAAAGTTGACCGTTATATGGAGTTGCTGGCACAGACGTTCCAACCGTCAAACCCAACTGGGTCAAAACAATCGCCAAATTATTCGCAGTGATCTTGCGCGTTTCACTTGCGCTAATACTCGTAAACGGAACAATGTCAGTGCTGGCCAGCGTTGTTGCGGCTGGTAACTGGGAAATGCGTGCGTCAGCCATTAGTAACCAATTACTGTGATGTCAACAAGGCCAGTGACCCCGGTCCCGCTGGTGTTCAGACACTTAATAGTAACGGAGCTGGTGGTTTTAGCCGTAACCACAGCCGACACCGCGCTGCTTCCACCTGTTTGTAAAGCTGTAATCGAAACGCTTGAAACGGCCCGGAACGTCCTAGTCAGTGCAATTACTGTTCCAGCAGCAGCAATTGACACATCATTTTGCTTCTCGATTACATCTGGGTAATCAAGTTGAGCCGTTAATGCAGTGATGTTGCCAGCAGTTGTTCCGCCATCAGGACTCTTAAAGCGCGTTTCAACTCGATACACGTCACCAAGCAGTTTTTCATATGGGGCATAAGGATGAACGATTCCGCCCTCTACTAACTCTGTCGGAGTGTAATACCTCTGTTCCGCCAAAATTCGATCATCGTTTTCTTGCAAAAGGTCAAAATCATCTTCTTGCGTCAACTCTGTTGCTTGCCCCGTCAATGCGACTAGCGAGTGAGAGTAAGTCGCCGTTGATGTTGTAGAAAACAGCAATGCACTTTCAGTATTATTATTGTCAAAATTCCAAGTGAAATAACTATCAAGTGTTGGGTCTGTTTGGACTAGACCACCGCCACTTACAGAACAATTGTCATACGTTCCAGGCCAATTATTGGTTGGTGCGTTCTTTGCATCAATTGATTGCACTGCATTGCTGATTGGCGGAGCGCCAATATTGACAAGGACATAAGCCGGAAGATCTGCACGCCATTGCGTTGCATCAACTGACTTCACCATTACAACGAAAGCATCAACATCAAATAGACTCGTTTCAAACCATTGCTGTTGTGCAGGCAAACCACCGGAGGCAAGCTCAATGCCAGCGCCCCAGGTAGCGGTAATGTCTAGTCGAGCCTTCAAATCCACTGGACTCGAAACGTTATACGTTCCAGTTGCAGTGCCAGTAAAGTCAATCGCAGCACCGCCACTTGTTGCACTAATTTTAAAAGCTGTACTTGTGAATCCATCACTCGAAACAAAGTAAGTAGTTCCAGAGACAACGCCGGTAGGCAGCGATCCCGAGGAAGCGGCAAATGCAATCTCATCACCAACACTCAACAAGTGCTGGTTGGTCCTAGTTCCGGTAACAGTTGCCGTTTTGACAGTGACAAGATCAGTTGCAATTTCAAACGCAACACTGTTTAGCGCGAGAGTTCCTTTCTTGTACTTAATTTCATAGCTGACAATATCAGCAACAAGTCCCTGATCCCAACTACCGTAATCCGTCGTGGGCAACTGCCAGCTAAAACGCTTGCCACTACTGTTCTGATTCTCAACAACACTAAAGTTGCTTGGTGTAGGAGGCGCAATTTCGCTGCGCTCCACAACGTCATAAATGTAATCAGTTGGGTTTTCTCCAAAAATTGCACTAGTAAAATTGATCCGCACGTCATAAGTATCTGGAGCGTGAAACGCAACGGTGTAATAACCCGTCAAAGGAATGTCTGCTAAGAAATACCAACCATCATCGCCAGGTGGCTTGACGCCAGGGATCTCACCAGACGACAAGCTGCGAGGCTTGACCCAACATTTAAAACCACTAATTCGAGGCAGAATTGGACACGTTCCAGAATCGACAATGATTAGCTGAGTGCCATCCGGTTGATTGGCGTGCGTAACAGTTGCCTCAAAAGCGGCATTGCTTAAATCTGGGATAGCAGGGAAAGCGTCAACGTCATAAACAACCCAATCAGACTGACTACCTAAACGATTTATTGCAGCAACTCGAACTTGATAAGTATTGCCAAACGTGTGTACTGAAAGAGGAATCTCAACGGTTGTTGCTTGCAGTTGAGCAACATCTGACCATTCTGTATCGTTAAATTTTCGCCATTGATACCTGTAACCTCGCACTAAAAGATCAACTGAATTGTTTACTTGCGGAGCACGCCATGAAGCTTGAATCGATGTTTGACCATTTGAGTATTGAAGAACGACTGAAACATTGGTCGGGACTCCAACAGGCTGCACGGTGAAACGATCTTTTGGTATTGCAACCGGCAAATCGTTGTCAACATAACCATATTTGCTGCTGTTATATTGAATAGCTTCAACTTGATAAATCAAAGACTCAACTTCTGAAATCGAGATGATCCGATAAGTTGCCGCCTTCATTGAGGTCCACTCAAGAACCCATAAAGCACCGTTTTGCGTTGCTACCGCTGAATTGACTTCAACCACAGTCGTCGATTCGCCAACGGTAGAGCCGACAACATTTAATACCTTTAGCTCTGGATTTACCTTGATTGAGTTGTCGGGATTTGTAACCGTATCCCCTCCAGGGATCACAACAGTCAGCGTGTAAGCCGTTCCACTGACCAATGCCAGCACTGCGTCAACAGTAATATAATTGCCGTTAACAGCTACAATTCGACCGCCTAAACGCTGGCCTTGCTTTAGAGGATCACTGATCTTGATGATTTCGCCAACGCCAGCCGCAATGCCTTCCGCTCCAATGCGGAAACTAACCTTTTCTGTTTCATACCTGTCACTAAAAAGTGTATGTTTGGCAGCTCGTAAAGCTTGACCACGAGATGTAACGCCAATCAATCGAAGATCAACAGGGTTATACCCAAATTTGTCTAGCAGCTCATCATCTTGCTGATATTCTGTGACGCTTGAATAGACTTGCGTTGGATCGTCCCAGTTCGCCAAAACCACGGTCTTACGTGCGGCTCTAGCTGAACCCGCGTAGCTAAAACATGGCGATTGAACCTCTCCGTTTTCTGCTACGTCTTGAATGACGTTGGCTTCGCTAAATTGCTGAACTACGTCTTGCTCCCGGTCCTGCGTTAAATACAGTTCTCCTTCGCTGTAATAAAGCAAACCTCTAAAGCAAGAGGCAAGCGAATTAAGCACTTGATAAACCGAGCCTGGATTTTGTAGGTAAACGTTGCAAGTGAAACGAGGCTCTGTCCCACCACTGCCAGACGGCACAAGCTCATCACAATATTGAGAAACGGTGTAAAGATACCAAGGATCAATAGCAATAGAATTGACATAGCGCTTGACACCAAAGCGTTCGTTTAAAACGATGTCACGGAAGATCCAAGCAGGATTATCAGTCCATGCCATCTGGAACGTTCCGTCCCACAAACCCGTATAAGTACGAGTTGCAGCGTCATAGTTGGTAGGAACCTGGACACGCTTCCCCCGAAGCTTCACTGATACATCAGGGATCGTGTTGAACTGCCTTGCGTCAACCTTTAACGCAATAAGGCCGGTATTTGGATAAGCAAACTTTTCCTCAATAATTTCAACAAAGCTCTGCCAGTTAATTACGTTTTGGATAAAACTGCTGCTGCTGTCAGACGTTAGCCTTGTGACTCTTACGTTCCAAGGGCCGCTTCCAGGTAACGCAAATTCATAAGCGCGTTGAAATTCGCTGTTTGATTTCCCGCTAATAGTTGGCGAGGAGATAGTTGTGTAACTGCCGCCATTTGAATTGACTTCAATCCTAAAGCTGACGCTTGTGCCAGAAACGTCTCCGTTGCTTTGGTTTTGAGCTTGCAAAGCAGGGAGAGCAATGATCACCCGGCAACGTTCGGTGTCCGTATCTGTAATTGCTCTTGTAATCGCACCAGAAGCCTGCGTGACGTTTACATTGACGCCAACAGTGTTTTCAGTTGTACTAAATCCATTGATAGGCGTTTGTGTTTCGTCTTCGCCTAGCCTTGAGTCAAGAGTAAAGCCATCGAAGTTGTTCGTTCCGTCTGGGTTTTGAATTGGAACGCCATCAAGGTAAACATCTCTGTAGTTATTGACGCCACTAGGAAATCCTTCAAGCACGCCTTCGCTTGTTGCATAAACTGTTTTTGCAAAAGCAACTGAAAATAAATTATTAGCTGCAACTACTGGCTGTCTTGATGGATTCTGAACAACAACAGTTTGGTTGACGGTTTGGTTGACGGTTTGCTTCCTTCCGCCACCACCACCACCAGCACCGCTGACCTCTAGGCTGTTCACTTGGGTTTGATCGTCCATCACAAGTAATTCTGCAATTCAAGGCCAAAGCTCAGAACTGGCAACGCACCAATGATGCGCTCACCGTAAAGAACAGGAACCACGTCTCCCTGCACTGTATTCGCGTTCGACTTATCAAAAGCAAAGCTGTTCAGTTGCTCGTCCCTGTCACGGCCTGATGTTGAACTCGATCCGCCACCCAAGCCACCGCCTTTGACATTGGGCATCTTGGGCGTTGGCGTTAAAAGGTCTGCTACGCCACTAAAGATCAGCGAAGCGCCGATTGCGCCAACAGGAGCAGCCAATGCACCTAGACCAATTTGACCCAAACCGAAAAGGCCAATAGCCGCTCCAGGTAACACAAATACCGCAAGCGCAACCAACGCCACGCCAGCAACAATCTTGCCAACGCCACCACGACCAGCAGGCAATGGAGCTAGCACCAGCCTTTTGCTCAGTGGCCACAACATCTGATCTTCATCAAGCCCTTCCGCGTGGTCAGTCACAACGCGCCAATCGATCCCTTTCTCGCCGGAATCCAACAAATACTGCCTAAGACCAGGGATCTGCAAGCACAATGCCCTTACGGCCTCAGCAGGTGTCTTTACAGCAAGCTGAAACCTACGTCCGTAACGCCTACCAGCCTCACCTAACAATCGAATGGTCACCATTAGCCGTCGCGCCTCAGAACCATGAACGTATTATCGCGGAAATAGCCGCTGTAAGCCATTATCGCTGAGTCCCGGTCGACCAAGTGCTGATAAATCCGGTTGGCCTCTACATCCTCAAGGACTGCAACGTGATTACAGGTGTGGTCATTCCTGATCCGAAATAGCAGCACATCCCCACGTTCCAGATCAACCGTTTTGGGG